ATGTCCCGCTATAAGCACGCGAAGAAGGCTGAAACAGCGACAACAAAGCCGCTGCTGCAGCACCACGACAAGGCAATCGTCAAGGCCCTGAACATCGCGAAGAAGGCCATTTGAGGTAGATCATGACAACCACTACACCAAACAAGGCCTTCGTCGAGCCAGCCATCAACGATACTGGCTGGGGCGTCACGCTGAACACCCTGTTCTCGGCCGTCGATACTGCGTTTGGCGGCGTGACGACTATCACGGGACTGTCGTCCGGCACGACGACCCTGACGTCAACCCAGTACGCTCCCCCGATCATGAAGCTGTCGGGGACACTGACTGGGAACGTCGTGATCCAGCTCCCGGCAAATGTCGGCGGCTTCTGGTACGTCTACAATGGCTGCGCCAACACCGGCAGCAACACCTACACAGTCACCTTCTCCTCGGCCGGCGGTGGCTCGAGCATCGTCCTCCAGCAGGGCTACTACTCCGAACTGATCTGCGACGGCGCGCTTGGAAACGTCACGTTCCAGAGCACCCTCCCCGGCGCCGCCAGCGGCTCGAACACGCAAGTCCAGTACAATAGCGGCGGCGCGCTGGCCGGCTCCTCAGCCTTCACCTACGGACTCCTGTCCTCGGCATTTACCGGCTCCATCGCCGCATCATCCAGCAAATTGGTCACCACCTCGGTCACGGGCACGATCTACCCGGGCATGGTCCTCGGGACCATCACCGGGGGCACGTTCGCCAGCCCCACGACCGTCACCATCACTGGGCAGGTCTCGGGCACGACCGGCGGCGCCGGTACGTACAGCCTCAGCCAGACCAACACCGCGGGCACCGGGGCCACCGTCACGGCCGCCTTGTTCACCGCCCTCTCGGCCCCCAACGTCATTGGCAACCTGACAGGAACAGCCGAGTACGCGACATTCTCGAGCGCCTCGATTGGGTCGACACCGCTCCCTGTGGGGTATCTGGCAGTCCCACAGACCACCAGCACCGCCGTCAGCTCGTCCACAGACGGCTACCACGTCTACACGGCCAGCAATATCACGGTCACCGGGTCGAACTTCAGCACTGGCGACTGCTTCCTCGTGGTCAACAGTGGATCTTCGCCCCTGTACTTGATCCCCGGCGCGTCAACGACGCTGCAGCTGGCGGCCAGCACGGCGTTCCCCGCCCAGAATTACGTCGTGGGCTTCACGAACGGGTCGGCAAACATCACCGGCTCGAACTTGCCGGCAGTGGGCACCCCGGTCCAGTTCTCGACCACCGGCTCGCTCCCCACCGGATTCAGCACCGGGACGACGTACTTCGTGGTGTCGAACACCTCCAACACCACAGTCACTGTCTCCGCGACCTTGGGCGGCACGGCGATCACCGCCACCAGCGCGGGGTCGGGCGTGCAGACCATGACCAGCCTGCGCACCGTCTCGGCCTATGGGCAGGCCGTGGTCCTCTGCACGGGCAGCAACGCCTTCTACATCAGCGGCCAAGGCGCGGGCTGATGTCTGGGGTACTCTTGGCCCTATTCGGCGGCGGGGGCTCCCCGAACACCAACTACTTGGTGAATGTTGGGCAGCTCACGTATGGAAGCGCGAGCTACATCAACGGATTCTATTCGACGTACGGGTCAATAACCCCCGCCACTTTCTCGTTTACTAACTCACAGATATTTGACCTGTACTGGAACTACAACGACAGGTCCGGCAGCACGGTACTGTCTTTCTACGTAAATGGCACTCAGGTCCAGTCGGTATTCACAAGCATGACTGTGGCTGGGCAGGTGTTCACATCCGCGTCGGCGTCGTTTTATGCCTCGGGCGGGACCACGACGTGGTCATGGAATGCCCCCACCAACCCCTTCCCCACAGTAGGTGCCAATGTCACCGCCTACTTCTCCTGAGCCGGAGCCTACCCATGAACCTTGACCCGCAAGTCCAGTCCTCGATTGTCACCGGCATCGGCACCCTTATCACCGGCCTTATCGGCGGCAACTGGCTGGGCAAGCGCAAGTCGTCCGCGCAGTCGACGGACCGCTGCGATAAAATCTGTGGACTGATGGTCAACAGTTTTGATAAGCTGCTGACTGCTCTCGAGGTCGTGGGGGAGCCGCCGGAGATGAAGACGGCGATCCGCGACGCGAGGGATAGCATAATTACGGCAAAGAATTACCTCGGGTTTCACGGGGCAGAAATTAAGGCTACACACGAATGACACCCTCCATCGACTGCCAAAATCTGATCAAAATTTCCGAGGGCCTGAAGCTCGAGGCGTACCGCGACACGGGCGGCATCTGGACCATCGGCTGGGGCCACACCGGGCCCGAAGTCCACAAGGGCCTGCAGTGGAAGCAGGCGCAGGCCGACATCGCGCTATACTCCGACGTGATGCACGCGTGGGAAGCGATCCGGGAACACGTCGAGCCCTGCACGCAGGGCCAGTGCGACGCGATGACCGACTTCGCGTTCAACCTTGGCGCGGGGGCCCTCTTGGGGTCGACGCTGCTCAAGATGCACAAGGCCGGCAAGTACGGCGCGGCCGCGGAGCAATTTGCCCTGTGGGACCACACAAAGATCGACGGCCGGGAGCAGGAACTCACCGGCCTCCGTAAGCGGCGCCTTGCAGAGGCCCAGCTCTACCTGAAAGGATGACGCATGATGATGAAGTGGATTGACGACCGCTGCAGCGAAATGAGCAGCAAGATCGGCGCGATTCTGGCGGCATGCGCCGGGGCGGCGACCGTGGCGAACCAGCTCGGGTCGCCGTGGAATTACGTGGCCTTCACCGCGGCCATTGCGCTGGTGATCTTCCCCGAGAAGAGCTGATGCTGGCCGCCCTGTGGGCGCTGGGGGCCGTCAAGTCGATCTTGACGCGCCTCGCCAGCAACCCGAAGGCGCTCCTCTTTGGGGTGATCTGCGGACTCTACTTCATCATTGGCTTCTACGCGGCCCACGAGGGGCGTGTGGCGAGCAAGGCTACCCAACACGCCGCAGACCTGCAGAGGGCCCTGAGCGGGCTCCAGAGCGCAATTCAGACGGCAAACCAGCAGGCTCTGGACGAAAAGGCCTCGTACGAGGCGAGACAGAAGGCAGTGACCGATGACGTACAGGATGATCTTCGCGGCAAGCTTGATGACGCTCTTGGCCGCCTGCGCGATGCCGAGGCCCATTCAGGTCATGCCCCCGTCGACAGTCTGCCCCCGCATACCCAGCCCGCCACCGTACCTGCAGGAGCCAGTGCTCCGGCCGTCGTGGATGACGGGCGCGCCTGCACCGAGGCCGTAGTCAAGGCCGAGGGCTGGCAGGAATGGTACAATCGGGCGTCGGCCGTACAGCTTAAGACAGATAGTCCTGCAGCAACTTCAAGTACGAAATAGCATCGCGCAGGGCCTCGACCGAGCAATCCTTGCGGACTTTGCGCAGAAGTACCGCGGCCGTGCCAATGCAGTACCCGGTGAATTCATCGGGCGTCAGCATGTGCTCGAGGAATTCCCCGTCCGACTCCATATCGAGCGGCACATCCGTGTCCCCGAGGTGGAAGCTGTAGGCAAAGGCCTTGGCGCATTCATCGCAGATATGGGGGCTGACCACGCCGTGGTCACATACTTTGGGCTTCTTCAAGCTATAAATTCCTTCACCTTGCCAATGTGCATGCAGTTCAGCACAATCGGACCCTTGAGGTAGTACTCGCTGGCCTGAGCCTTCGACCCGGCGTCCTTGTACACCTCGACGACGGTCACGAAGTCGTTGACGTTGAGGTCCTCGACCAAGTCGCTGAGTGTAGTCGCCGGGTGCTCACCGATGATCTGGTGGACCTGATTTCCAGCAAAGCTGGGCATATTCATCGTAAAAAGGTATCGCATACAGTTCTCCGAAAGAAAAGGGTTGGGACTCGCGCCCCAACCCCCTCCCGGATTACTTACCCGAAGTCTTCTTCGGCGTCTACCGGCGCCGACACACGGCTCGAGCCGGTTGCGGGCGGCGTCGAACTGCCGGCGTGGGTGGTTGCGGTTGCGGCCGCTGCGCTTGCCGTGATTCCGGCGCTCTTTGCGCGGGGGATGTACGTCAGGTCGCTCG